ACACGATCATTATCAGGCAAGTGAACGTGGCCATGATTATTACGATCAGTCGAGTCCAATAAACGAAGGTTACACAGCTCAAATAATAGATCAATCGTATTCTACTCCTGATAGGAATAAAGCTCATGGGACGTTCACTATATTCAATCCGAACGACACAGATAATTTTAAAACTTATCAAAGCAGTTATGTGAGTATGAGTGCTGGTTCAGAAGGAAACAAACCGGGAGATGATATGTATGGCGATCAGTGGGGTCAAAGTGACTGGACTAACGCTGTTAAAAATTTAAGAGTTTATATGGGTGCGGCTAGTGGAAGTAAATGGGAGATAGGTTCGTACATGTTTTTGTATGGTTTAGCAACAGGAAGTAGCGGATCGTAATGCCAGACGTAGGAGATTCAGCTTTAATACATTATTTCGGCGGTGAAACAACGAGCGATACTGATTTTAGTGCTTTTACTCCTGATTTAGATGATTCTTATAAACACACTCATTTTGTTCTTCGCGCCGCTTGGAATGGTAATGTTAGTGTTCCCAGTTCCCCTACCGTTTATTTTGAGAATAATGACGCAGGTAGCTGGGATTCAGGCGCTCATTACAACAGAGGCGTTGCTTGGGGGTATGGAGCTAATCGTTATGCGTTTGGAGATAGCCGAACATCGTATGGTATTCTAGGCGCTCTACCTTTTTCTACTAGTGATACAGCTTCTTTTACAGACGATGTTGTGGGTTGGACAGAAGGAACTATTTGGAATCACAGCGTATCTGATGCGGCTACAACAATAACTTTTAGAAGCGGCGCTCATAACACTGCTGGTACTACAGCAAGCGGAGCGACTGTTTATAACTATTTTTATTGGGGTTGGGTGAATTACAGGGTAGCAACTAAAGCCACCTCAATACATATAGGTAGTGGTTCTTATAATTGGGTTCAAGGTTCGCGATTAGATTTGTGGGGGGTGACAAGCTAATGGCTTCTGATGGTTTAACATGGAAAGAATCTTTTGTTGTTACTAATGACACAACTTCAACTCATAATCTTGCTTTAGGGTCGGCTGGGGTTATTTATTTGTCGTGTGCAGGAAACGACGGCGACACAGGCCATGTTAGTTACGAATACGGTTGGATTTACGGAAGGGTTTACAACGCTACCGATGGGTGGGTTACGAGTAGCACCTATGATTTCAACCAGCTTTATGCGGCTAGTGCTTATTTAACTTCTTATACAAGTGCTAGTACTTATTGGGCGTATATGGCTATAGCAAATAGTCACGTTACTACCGACGATCATCAATGGGGGGTTACAAAAATTGAATACCGTAACATGCCTAATTGTGGTTTCGTTTGGTGGCATGACGAATTTTGTACAGCTAACGACACGAACACCACAGGATCAGGTTTAAGTAACGTGTACGGTGATCTAGATTCGTACCCTCCTTATTCGTGGATTGGTCGCGGAGGAGGTAGCGAAGAAGGAAGCACAGTTACAAACACTTATTTAGGTTTGACTTTTACAGGTAATAGCCATAGTTATTACGCTCCGGGTTCTAGAATAGATCATTATGTAATGGATGTTGGGTAAGGAGAACAAATGTTAAGACCAGCGCATGTAATGGAAACGGATCCTAATGATCCTACTAAAACTATTACAAGAGAAATGACTGAAGAAGAATACGCAATGCACGAAGAGGCTCAAGAACAGATGGATTTGGATCTTGGTTTTGAACGCCATCAACGTAACGTGATGTTAACTGATTCTGATTGGACTCAATATGCTGAAGACAATCCGTTGCCTGACGAGAAGAAAGCTGAATGGGCTACATATCGTCAGACTTTAAGAGATCGTTTCACAGATAAAACACGAATATCAGAACTCGACCCTTGGCCTAACCCTCCTAGCTGATGGCATACGATTATAGACAAAGCGGGATTGACTATCGGGTATCCGATGTTACATATCAGGGCGTATTAACTCGCCATGAAATAGCCGCGTCTATATCAAGTGCGGGTTCAGTAAGTTGTGCTGTTGTTGAAGAAGCGTCAGTTCAGTCTTCTTTGTCGTGTTCAACGACAATCTCTGCTTCTATTTCCCACACAGCGCCAGTAGCTTCTGCGCTTTCTTCAGCGGCTTCTGTTTCTTGTTCTGTTGTTGAAGTTGCATCCATAGCCGCCAGTATATCATGTACTGGATCTACTGCTACAGCTATTATCGAAGAAGCGTTCGTAGCGGCGACACCTTCAAGCGCGGCGAGTTTAACGTGTGCGCTTAAAGCTAACTTTAGTATTACGGCTACGCCTTCGGCTTCTGCTTCTATAGCCCCAGCTATCGTAATGGAAGCGGCTGTAGCTTCGAGTGTGTCTTCCGCGGCTTCAATTTCAGCGGCGATAGTGATGGAAGCTTCAGTTGCGGCTACCCCATCGAGTAGCGCGTCTGTTGCAGGTGCGATAGTTATGGAAGCTCCGATAGCTTCTTCTATCACATCGACTGCTTCTACTGCTACTGCTTTAATTGAGATAGCTTCTGTAGCCAGCGCGCCTAGCTCGGCGGCATCTTTGTCTGCTGGTATCGTAATGGAAGCTCCGGTAGCGAGTAGCGTTTCAGCTACTGGTTCTACTGTTGTTGCGATAATCGAAAAAGCGTTTGTTGCTGTTTCTGCTTCCAGCGCGGCTTCTATATCTGCGGCTATTAACAGAGAAGCACCGATAGCTTCTAGTCTTTCTACTGTTGCTTCGTGGACTGCCCCAGTTATTGTTAAAGAACGTCCGATAGCTAGTGGTTTATCTTCAGCAGGATCTGTAAGTACTACTATTTTAGTTAAATATCCGAAACCTGCTGTGAGTTTGGAACCTTCTTTGTATCATAATGTTAATATTGCAGTAACGAACTATCATGATGTTACTTTAGAAGTAAGTGTAACGTAGGAGAATTATGGCTGTATACGATAATGGAGATCAAGTAAGAGTAACTGCTACTTTTACAAGTAATGGTGTAGCCGCTGATCCTACAGACAATGCTAATGATGTTACTGTTACTTGGCGTAAACCTTCAGGTGGGACAGATGCAACACCTACAGCTACTAAAAGTGCAACAGGTATTTATTATGTTGATTTAACATTAGCAGAATCAGGTATGCATCATGTCAGATTCCAAGGCGATGAGGGGGTTATTGCATCGGATATTGTACAGTTAGAGGTAGCCCACTCTGTCTTTGATTGATCCAAGGGGGGCCATGGCTAACACTCCGCATGAACAACATGGCGGCAACGTCAGCAAAGTCAGGGGACAGAAGACTCGTGAATTGTTCCTTGAAGGACTCGCGGAGCATGGAACTATCTCTAAGGCGTGTGCTATCGCTGGTGTCACACGATCCGCTTATGACAAGTGGAGACAAAGGATACCTGACTTCGCTGAGAAAGCGGACTCCATTAGAGCGAAAGCTCTCGCTGACGGCGGTGTGGATAAGTGGGACGGCACTTTTCAAAGTTTCAGAAGTCACTATTTCGGCCACATGTCCCCTTGGTTCCATATCAAAGCCATCGAAGCGTACGAAAACACACCACCCGGAAACATTACCCTGATTCTCTGGCCTCCAGAACACGGCAAAACTACGTTGGCCGAGGACTACTTCTGCTACAAATTGGCGACAAATCCCGAATTCAGGATCACCGTCGGATCTGAGGGCCAAGACATGGCTCGCAAAATTCTTGGGCGTATACGTAGCAGGATGGAACCTCATGGACCTTTCCCTAAATATGTAGCTAAATATGGACCTTTCGTACCTCAAAATCAGAGTGGTCGTAAAACTGCTCAATCGTGGGGTGCTGATTATTTTAACGTATTTAAGAAGGCTAGTCACGATGAGCGTGATTATTCGATGGTTTCTTTAGGTTGGAGGTCGAAGATCGCTGGTACACGTACCGATCATCTGCATATTGATGATATTCAGTCTCGTGTTTCTTTGAATCTTACTGAACAGATGTTCGAGATTTTCCGTCAGGACTGGTTGACTCGTCCGGGTGAGAATGGTCGCACGAGTATTAATGGTACTCGTGTGGGTGAAGGCGATTTTTATGAGCGTGTGATGAATGAAATAGATCCAGATATTCTTTCTGTGATTAGATTCCCTGCGATTGTGACTAACGATGAGGGTGAACCTGAACCGTTGTGGCCTGAGATGTTCTCTATGGATGCGCTTGACAGAATTAGACGCAAGGTTGGTGAAGAGGCATGGTCACGTAACTATATGCAACAGCCGAGTTCTTCTGCTGAAGCTACGTTCGATGAGGAATCCATACAGAAATGTTTGAATCCTTTACGTTCAGTGAATCATCACCCACCAAAGGACTGTACTGTTTACATTGGGTTAGATCCTGCTTTAGGTTCTAATAACTGTGTGATAGCGGCTACTCCACATGAGGATAAGTTAAAGATTCTTTTCGTTAGGGAGGATGTGGGTCTTACCCGTAATGAGCAGATACTTGGCATTGTTGAAGAAGCAGTACTTAGATGTGGGCAGAATGGTGCGACTGTATCGGATGTTGTGATTGAAGCGATGGTATTCCAGAAAGGTTTATCTCGTGATGAGCGTCTTATAGA